TCTTGTAGGTTGTCTTGGAGGTGGAGGTGGGGGAGGACCACCAGCACCTCTGATTAATTTAGGATCTTTTGTCATGCTTGCACCTGCTCAGTATCTATACCTCCACTTATTACAACACTTCCTGTAAAAATTTCACCATACACTATAGGAACTGGAGTACCTGCTCTGCTTGTTTGTTGAGTTCCAGAAAAACTAAAAGATAATTGTGGATCTTGCTCAGATGTAAATTCTTTTGGTTTTGGCAAAGGAAATAACATTTCAGTTACACCAGTTAATGCTAGGCCAATACCAGTAGTTCCTACAATACTTGAAACAGCTATTGGGCTACCACCAAAAGTACCAATACTAATTGTTTGCAATCCTGGAATAAATGCTGCACCAATTAAAGCAGCACCAAGTAAAAGCCTTCTAGTTCCACCGCCAGCACCAGCAATGACAGGAATGAAATGTATATCCTGTTGTCCTATCGGATAGTTAAACTCTGATTCATTTATTTCATAATTACCAACTTTCACCTGATAATATTTTGGACTCATAAATTTATCTATTCCTTCAAAATTATTAACTAAAAAACTTACTGCTTTTGCAAGACTATCTACCTGTACTTCAAATTCTTTATGACCAACAAACTCTGCCAGTTCTCCATATAGTTTTATTTTACGAAGCATAACGATACCTCCCTCCTGTACATTTTAGTAACCATTCAGAATAAGATTCTCTACAACTAAGTCTAT